CTTCGGGCCGGTCCACTCTTTTTCGGTCTAGGTCTGCATATTTTCTAGAGGTGAGCTCCTCACGCTCGGTCCGAGCGCCTTAAGCCGGAGGGATAACAGACGTTGTGGAAGTTGTTGCTACAAGGTTAGTAGAGTAACTCATAGGCGTTGAGAAGCGCCGCCTCACTCTATTCATCCCCCTGGAATTGTCCAGGGGCAACGTCTGGATCGTTAGATTGTGGTACCTACTACAGTTAGGGACTTCTACGGTTCTAACCTCATTACTCTCGAGTGCCTACTCTCGTAGTGGGCACGCCTAATAAAATGAGCGGTTTGCCAGTGCGGGTACACTGGGATAATAAGTTAAACCAAAGACATCCTGGATCCGGAGATGACCCGGACGTGAGGGAGGTAACTTAGCCAATTAGGTGTTGGGTACATGTGGAAAGTGTGCCTGGCTAACGTAACGTGGGAACCCTTGACACTGTTAGTACGCTGAGTTTGTCACTCAAAGCATTTTTACTAGCAGCCCACGGGAACGTGCCTACTCTTAACGCTCAAGCGATGAGCTTGTTGCGGTAGGTGGACAGACTACCACTCCTTCTGCTAAGTTTCAAAGCACAGCGAATAGTCGGACGGGCATCCCCCGTTGATGTCTCAATCAAATCTTTTTGTGGTAAACCAGGCTACTACGGTGGTAGCCGCTTCTGCAGCCGTAAATGCAGTTAAAATTAACCGGGGTAGCAACCTTGATAGCTCTGTGGTTTCAGTCGGCCCGGCCATTACGACTGTTTCTTCTTTTCGTCGCGCGTCTGTGCCTGCCCCTGCTGTTGCAGAGGCTTTTTCTCGTTTGGTGTGCTCTCCTGTTTTCGGGGGAGTAGGATGTTTTGAAAAGATGTTAGTGGATCTTGGCGTTCGGAGTTTATTTGGTAATGAGTTTTCATTTCTATCCGTGCGCACTCTCATGTCTTCAATCCGTATCGTTGGGGTTGAAGAAGCTTTCTTTAAAGCGCTACCGGCCGATCGGGCCGTAATCCTGCGCATTGCAAACACCGCTGGCGAATCAGTTACAATGTCCGATCTCTTAGATACGGGTAATCATATTGAAGTGGTTAAACGTGAGAGACCTTCCGGCGAATACATGATGTTGTTACAACAGCATGAAGAGTATACCATCTGGTATGCTACGCTGGGCTTTGTATTTTGGCAACGCTTTCCTTTCTTTGCCTATAGGTTTTTCTCTTCTCCTATCGATGAAGCCAATCGCGAAATAGTTCCAGTAACTAACGTTACTGAATCAATTCTCGTATCTCGTGCAGAGGAGAGTGATGATTCCCAGCACTTTAGGAGTCCTAACCCGCCATACCATGGTTGTTTTGATGTAGCCCTAGGATGCAACGGTCTTGGTAGTGTTTTAGAGTTACACACTAATTCTTTCAACTCAGTTCGGCAAATCGACGATTTTCTTGATAGTCCGGAAAAACGTAACAATTTCCGATCGGAGTTGGGACGTGTTAAACCAGCTTTTATTGTTAAAGTTTATTATTTGTTACAATCTGATGGTATGCCATCAAATGTAATGCAAGGTATAAGCTCTTTGGCTTATACAAGTACTGCGGACAATCGTAATCATATTTCTTGGTGCGAAAGGTCTCAGGGTCTAACAACTTCATGCTTCCTCGTTTCGCATACTACACAATACCAAGAGTGGTATGTTTCTGGAGAGTTCTTATTTTGGAAGCAATCCCCCTTCTTTTATCATAGCTTCTTTTCGATGGGTCCAGCGTCAGAGGGTAGGTCTTATGGGTCTTTTTCCCAAACCTTCGATCGCGACGCTGTATATACCAATCTTGGTGAAGCGCCTATGCCAGAACTCCCCATGCTAGGAGGTGCCAAACGTGTGGTCACCGAATATCTATTTGGTGCCCGGTCTGGTTCCTATGATTCTTTTTGGGGTCCCGAGGGCCTACCGAGGCAGGTAATTTCTACAGCTGTCCCTTTCGATTTTGAAAATGGATGCTTTAGAACTTCTCGCCCAACTAGGCTGCAACGTCATTTCCCAACCTCCGCTAGAAGACTTAAGGAAGAAGTAGATTACCATTGTCCTATCTACTCATTAGTGCCGGTTAGAGGTGAATTAACAGTCAATGCCGTTGAAAGATTTTTTGGTTTGCACCCAGTTTCTGGCATAGAGATGCAAGCTAGGTTTTCTGGATTCGAACAAGTTTGGGGGGGAGATTATTCTAGAGATGCCTTGAACAAGATGCAGAGTACAATTGCTTATAACCGCTTTGCAGACACGCGGGGTAATAGGCGTGTACCCAATTGGGAGAGTGAGGCCCATGAGCGTGCCCTCCGTCTGCATTCTTTAGCTATTATGGATCAACGAGGACAGAGATATCTTAATTTCATGTATAAAGCCTGGACTATATACTTTTTAGACCAGTATCATTCTGAATTTGTTCGCAATCACCCCACCGCTGAGATTATTTCTGGAGAGGCGGCTCCAGTAGCTATCTTACCTGCTGATTTAGACATTCGGTTTGGTTCATGTATTATGGATGTATTGCGACCCGTTGATAATCCCGAGCAGGATTTCTGGGACCCAGTTGTCCTGGGAGAACTTGATTCTGGGGAGCGCCAATTTTTAGACGCTGAAGGCTTATCAAACGAAGCTATCTTGGCTTGGGTGTACTTACAATATTACGGTGCTCGTAGTTGGTTGCCTAGAGTCCGCTATGAGAATGTACAATATCAAAACCCTTGTGGACAGTTTATTGGCCATCAGGTTAGAAAGCTATTTATCCACTGGGGGAACCGCCGGCCCTCCTTGAGCGTAGACGAGATCTTAGGTCGAGACGCCGCTTCACCACGCAATACCTTCCTTAATCAAGTAGTTTTGCGGGGAGGGGTTATTCAACAGCTCCTCTTCTCTATTATTAGTTTAGCTCATTGCGGAGGGGATGCTCAGAATGCACTCGAGATGGTCATGTATCGTAGTGCCGGCTTTCATATCCGCTCAACACCTGGTAGGCGCGAAAATGCCAGACAAGGTACTGTTTCTGCCTTTGGCTCAAACACACTTTATCTTCCCAGAGACAGGTCAATTACAGCATACATCGACGCGCTCCGACACCACATGGTAGTTCCTGGAGAAATACGCACCATAACTTCGATGCCTGGGCGCGAGTTCATTTGGTGGTCCTTACAGCCCAACTTTTCACTCGCGGCAAGCCTGAATTGGGCTACTACAGCGTATTCACTTAATGGTGCTGTATGGCGACGTTACGACAATCCAGGCCAGCGTACTCCAGCAAGCCATTTAAATGCGCATGTAATGGCTCTTACTGATCGTCTTACCGACATTGAGCTCAATCCTTGGGCTCAAGCCCAAGGTAATGCTTGTGCGTTAATGTACGGGTACCGGCCGAGAGATACTACCTTCTTTTCAACTGGTATGTTCGTAGAACCTTTGTGGCAAGATTATGTTTGTCCATATCTTGTCACTTGTTATGCCGATATGTGGACACTTCAACTGCTTCCGAGCCATATGATGTTGCCACTGCCAGATACCATCCCGTTATGGCCCAGTAATGAACCTCGGCCAATTGCTGGTCTGATGGACGATGTTACGTCAATGCGTCTTTGTCGTGACCTCGAACCCCTACGTGGGTACAATTGGGTTCAGGATGGTGGGATGACGTTTTCAGCTCAACATTTAGTAGCAGTTGGTACACCTGAGGGGTGGCGTTATCAAGGTCAAGATCCTCACGTCCGGGGAGGGGTTCGAGCTGTTCCATTCATGTTTGAACCTAACCCAGTCGATATTCCGTTCAACATTGAGTGGATGGGCCCAATGAATTCTTTCTTTGCTGATTTTATTCTTCCTGGCTCTTTCAAAACTTATGATTTTACTACCAATAGAGTACGGGCATTTAGCATTTATTCTACTATCAATGACCGTACGAGTGCTGGGGCTAGACATCAGTCTCGAGCTTGGTATGAGCTTGGTCACGAAGCTACATTACGGAGTCTTGCTGTTACATATATTAGTCCATTCGGTATTTCGCGGCAGCTGGAAGCCATCAATGAGTATAGCTTAGTTGCTTTAGGTGATAGCAACGATGGAACTTACATGGGTTTTGGTACGATTGCTAATCGGGATTATGCTGGTATATCATCATTCGCTGGCTCCTCGTTCATTGGTGCGGATGGGACTGGTCCAGCGCCGCCATCGACCCGTTTTCCCGCATTTTTGGCAAATCATGACCCTCCAGCAACTAATTGGTTGCAAAGGAGTGCTCCTAATCGCAATAGCTCCTCAAATAATAATAATAACAGAACTG